GATGGTTTAACAAATGTAGTTCAAACTGTCCATTGCAGATTAATAGGAACGGATGAGAATAACGTTTCTAGTGATATTTATGGAGCGCAAAGTTTTCCAAAACCAGAAGCTGAAGGATATATTCCTTTCGAAGAATTAACAGAAGAAATAGTTGTAGGTTGGTTAAATTCAGTTTTAGATGTTCCTGCTATGGAAAAACAAATAGAAGATGCAATTTATTTGATTAATAATCCAGTTATGGTACAATTAAATTTACCAACTCAAGAATAAATTACTTAACATTGAGGGATTGTTTTATAATCTTTCAATAAAAATTAGTACATTTGTACTTTATAACCAATTTAAAACAAATATTATGAAATTAGATTTGAACTTTGAATTAAAAGACTTAGAAGGAAAAGAGATTAAAGGTGCTAACGCAGGTAAGTTATTATCTAACACCTTAATTTCTGAAACAAAAGGAGACGCTTTAAAATACTGGGATTGGGCGAATAAGTTGTATAATGGTAAATCATTAGAAATTGACTTGTCTGACGCAGAGGTTTTAAAGAATTTTATAAAACAACACGAAGGATTTACTGTGCTTTTTAAAGCTCAAGTACTTCCGTTATTCAAGTAGAATGGCTGATAAATCCAAAATGAAATGTAATACACCTGTCCCTTCCGACAGAAAAGGCAAGAAACGTATGGTTAAAGCCTGCTCTAACGGAAAGGAGAGGTTGATTCATTTTGGGGCAGATGGTTACAAATCCAACTACTCGGCTGAGGCTAGAAGAAATTTTAGAGCTAGACACAATTGCGCCAACGCAAAAGATAAATTAACCGCTAGATATTGGGCTTGTAAAAACCTATGGTCTGCTAAGAGTACAAAGTTTTTGTAATGAAGAGTTTAGATGTAATAATAAATCGATGGATAAGTAGAAAACTTTTTGTTTTCATAATAGGCTGTGCTGGGTTATTCCTAGGCAACTTAGAGTCATCTGATTGGGTTATTATAGCTACTGCTTACATCAGCATCCAAGGAGTTACAGACATTGTTGAAAAGCTAACAAGAAGATGAGTAACTTAGAAATAGAAAGATTGGATAGACTCGAGAGAAAGCAACAAGAACTTGTTGAAGACTTAGCTATTGTCGGTAAAAATATTCACGACATAAAAAACGCTATCGTTGGTAATGAACTAAACAACAACCACGGTATGCTCTACAAAATAAACGAAATAGAGGATAGAGTAGAAGACCTTGAAGTCTTTAAGAATGAAGTCTCTGTTTATGTTAAACAATTTAAAGTGGTAATGCTTATTATCTTAGGTTCTTTAGGAACTATATTGGTAAAAATATTCTCAAAGTAATGAAACTAACTGATAAAGGTTATGATTTAATTAAAGAATTTGAAGGATTTAGTGCCAAACCATATAACTGTGCTGCTTCTGTACCTACCATCGGATTTGGTAATACGTACTATCCTAATGGTACAAAAGTAAAGCTAACAGATAAACCAATCACAAAAGAATACGCTAACGAGATATTTAAAGTAGTGGCTGACAAATTTGCAGCTAATGTTCTTAAACTCGTTAAATCAAATATAACTACCAATCAACTCAATGCCTTAACCGCATTTGCGTACAACGTAGGGCTAGCCAATCTTGGTAAATCCACACTACTTAAACTGGTTAACAACAATCCAAATGATGCCGCTATAGCTAAGGAGTTTTTACGCTGGAACAAAGCAGGTGGTAAAGCGCTTAACGGACTTACTAGACGTAGAATAGCTGAATCAGCACTATACTTTACGAAATGAGATACTTACTACTTTTACTATTAATCACTTCTTGCGCATCACGTAAAGTCGCTGTTGTAAAAGAAGAAAGTAAAATTACAACAGACTCTACTACTATTGTAAAAACAGACTCTGTAGCTACAATAAACAACAATATTAAGACGTCTGAATCGTTAGAGGAGTTTGAGATATGTCCTATATCCGACTCTATTCCTATGATTGTTAATGGTATTTCCTATAAAAATGCTGTAATACGTTATAAGAAAAGTAACAAGACTTCTGTAGATACTTCTAACAAAATAGTTAGTAAAAATACTACAAAAAGTGTTAGGCTTAAAAAAAATCAGACTAATAAGCTGAAAAATAAGGTTGTAGATAAAAAAATTAATTATCTTTGGTTATTGCTTATACCAATTGGTATGGTAATTTACAGAGAAGTAAAAAGAAGATTATGGCTGTAAAACAAACAAGTACCGAGAAAAAAAGTAAAGTAAAAGTAAGTAGACCTGGCATCCACTCTAAGTCGAAAAGCTCTAAACTTAAAACCAGCAAGAACTATAAAAAACCCTACGCTGGTGGGGGCAGATAACCTATGAGATACAGAATTAACAGAAACATCGCATTGCAATTGGGTTTAACACCAAACAAATCTAATCGCTACAGAATTGACCCTGAAACAGAAAAGAAGTATTTGGAACTTATCCAAGACTCAACAACTGATTCTAATAATTACACAACCAAAGGACATTTCACTGCTATCGCTGACGATGGTAGCTTAATGGATATTGAAGAGTATTGTGACCATTACGGATTGGACTATAGTAAGATTAGAAGTTGGAAGTTAATTACCCATACTGCTATTCCGTTCTATAACGTAGTGTTTTATGAGAACTTTAAAGATACGCAAGACACTTTTAGAGAAGACCTTATTAAAGACTTACAGCAGTACTCTCCTAAATTCCCTAAGTTAGAACGAGTAGAGAATAACGACAGTTATCTGTTAGTTATAGACCCCGCTGATATTCATATCGGTAAATTAGCTTCGGCTTTTGAAACAGGAGAGACTTACAACAACCAAGTCGCAGTTCAGCGAGTCCTTAGTGGAGTTCGTGGAATATTGGAGAAAGTATCATCATTTAAGATTGATAAGATATTATTTATCGGTGGTAATGATATTTTACATATAGATAACCCTAAGCGAACAACTACCAGTGGAACACCTCAAGATACAGATGGAATGTGGCACTCTAACTTCTTAATAGCTAAACAGTTATATGTAGATGTTTTGGAGATGCTTTTATCTGTAGCTGATGTACATTTTACATTCAATCCAAGTAATCACGATTATATGAATGGGTTCTTTTTAGCTCAAGTTATCGAAGCCTACTTTAAGAATTGTGAGAATATTACATTTGATTGCTCAATCGCTCATCGAAAAGGATTTAAGTACCACAATAATTTAATTGGTACTACTCACGGAGATGGAGCAAAACAACAAGACTTACCACTACTTATGGCTCAGGAATTTCCAATAGAATGGAGTCAGACCAAACACAGATATGTTTATACGCACCACGTGCATCATAAAACATCCAAAGATTATATCGGAATTACAGTAGAGAGTCTTAGAAGTCCAAGCGGAACAGATAGTTGGCACTCGAGGAATGGCTACCAACACGCTGCAAAAGCAGTAGAAGCGTTCTTACATTGTAAGAATCACGGACAAATCGCCCGAATTTCCCACCTCTTTATCGGAATAATATCACTAATGCTTTGGTAAATATTTAAATAAAAAAAACAACACGAGTGTTGTTTAATTTATTATCTTTGAATGTTTCATAAGTTTTTTCTGGTTCTTTCTGATTGACCCCTATTCGTAGGGGTCTCTCTTTTCCTATATACAACGCATTTGCATGAATGTGTTGTCAAAAGCTACCATTGACGTTTAGACTCAATCAATTCCATATAAGACTTTTTAATAGCAATTGCCTCGTCTAGTCTTTCTTTAATCAAATCTATCATAGCTTCGTCTCTTTCAACGATAATTGTGTGATGATATACTTTGTCATCTAACTCTAAATAATTGAAGAAATAGGCTTTATTTCGCCCCGTAGCTAACATCTGCATCTGCATTTGAGCAATATATACTTTATCGATGTTCTCTTCAGCTACTAATCGGAAGAATTTCTTTCCTTTAGGGCATTTTATCTCTAAAATTGCATCGTCATCAACGAGTCCATCAGGAGATGCTCCTGCGTGTTCTCCGTAAGCAAAAAAGCTACAGTTCTGTACTTTAAGATTTGGATGTACCTCAACAAACTTAGCGAATGCTGTTGGTTCTAAATCAATACCACGTTGCATATCTTTAGATGTAAATCCTTCTTCTACTTCTCCAAATAATTGCTCAATTGCTCTTTCCACAGCGTACGTCTCTCCTGTTAGTCCTAATCCTTTTACTCCTAATAAATCAATAATCTTACTGGCAGTAAATTTGCCGTATCGTTCCTTGTACCACTGCGACTCCCTTTGAAGTGCCGTACTAGGTTTTGGTGTAAACGTGTCATAGACCACTTCTCTCCTCATAACTTTTAATTTCTTGTTTAATAATATCTCTAATAACTGGTTCTTTTATTGAATCGGAGAAGTTTTTTATATGTTCAATTACTCTCCTTAGTTCGTTTACTTGTTGGGCTAAATTATGTACTCTAGCTTCCAATCTTCTTTCTTCGTTACTCATTGTAAAATTGTTTATATACTACAAATTAACACATTATAGATTTAATTACAAAATATTCACGTTATTTATAATGAGTATAAATAGTCAATAACTATTGCACAGGTAAAATATTATCTATTACTTTGTCATATGAAAAATGCAGAAATAAGTCAAATACTACAGTACTGCGGAATTAAGGAGCATCGTCTGTGGGATTTACCTCGACCTAAATGGACTGAGGATGATTTTAATGAATTGAAACAAATATTATGGAACAAAGAATCAGAGAGATTATCGCAAGAGAAACAGGACTTGATATAAGAGACAAGTGTAGGCGAGAAGAATATGTGGAACTAAGAGCATTATACTACACAATACTAAAACAACTTGGTTACAGTTATTGCAGAATCGCACGAACAGTTGGTAAAAAACACGGAACAGTAATCCACGGGCTTAATTATTACAAGAATATCAATTCAATCCAAATAAATAAACTAGAACAATTAATTATTAAAGAACTATTATGAAACAGTATGTATGTATTAAAGATTACGTTACTTCAGAAGGGCAAGTAGCGTTTAAAAAAGGTAAGATTTACGAACTTACATCTAACGGAATGTTATATTCCGAATTATCAGGTGTCAAGTATTACTTGACTGAGCAGTTTAAGAAAGTTAATTTTAAGAAACTTAAACCAGTTAAGTCATTTGGTGGTAGTGGCATATTTGATGCTTCTAAATGTATTCCAACATCAAATGGATTATATATTGCTTCTCAAGTAAATTCAAGACTTAATGGAACTTGGACTGGGAATAGTACAATACTTAAAGCTGATGGTAAAGAAGTGATGCGAATAGATGCTAACGGAAATATCGTAGACTCAGTTGTTGAAGCAGTTGTTAAGAAGTTTAAAGATAGGTCTGCTGTAGGAATTAAAAAATACGGTACTACTTTGGCTGGTAACGATAGTCTTACCACGCTACAATGGATAGATGAAGCTCAAGCCGAAGCAATGGACTTCTGCTTATATCTTGAAAGACTTAAAAAACAATTTTAGTTATGTTAAGACCATTTGACGAGATGTTTACTGCTGGTATGATAGCTAAGGTTACAGGACTTAGTTACACCACGGTTTGTATTCGTATAAAAGATTTGGAGATTTTACCTGTAGGAATGAATGGAAAAGTAAAATATTACCACCATTCAGCAATAGAGTTTGTTCGTGAATTTCAACCAAACTTTAAATATTTAATTTTTCAATCCAAAATGAATTATGAGCAATAAAAAACAAACAGCAGTAGAATTTTATAGAATTAATTTAATGGCTTTGGTGTCAACAGGTAAAACTGATTTTAAAACAGAGCCTGAAATATTTGAACAAGCCAAAGAAATGGAAAAGCAACAGATTATTGACGCTTATAATCAAGGTGAATTTAATCAAGGGTGTAATGGAGATGCAGAACAATATTATACCGAAAAAATTAAAAAATGATACGAACTTTTGAGCAACAATTCGGATATATACTATCTGATAACAATAGATTACCACATACATCTACAATTAAGAAATATTTTATAGAGCGTATGTTAGATGAAGGACATTCAAAAACATCAGTAGCTGAATACTTCGGTCTTAAAAGAGATACAATAAATAAAATAATTAAGGCTGAGAAGTGTGAACATTACTTACGCATCGCAGAACTAATAAGTTCAGAAGATATTGATACCTTTAACGCTGAATATCCTTATGAGAAGCCTGAGAAGATTGAAATAGAAAAGACAGCACCTCGATTCTCATTATTTGATACAATAGCAATACTTAGAAAAGAACCTAGGTGTAAACTATGGAATAAGAAGTTTAACACATTTACTAATAAAGATTGGCTAAAAATAAATAACATCTATGAAACAAAGTCCCTTACAGCGCATAATTAAAGTTATGAATTACTATTACAGACAAGGCGCTAATAAAGAGTCTGTAAATAAAGTCTACAAAAATATTTTAAATAAAAAGTTTGGTAGTTCCAAATAAAGTATTAATTTTACCACATCATAATAACAGAGGTAAGGATTGAGCCTCTTCATTTCAATCCATAAATATATTATATTATGAGTTCAAACAGAACAAAGGCGTTTCAAGCGCCATTGAGCAACCCAGCAAAAAGATTTCTAGAATGGAAATCAAATGACAAATGTTTTTCTTTTTACGATAAAGAAAAGAAAGAAAATGTCAAAGTAGAATTACCCTTTAAATTTTTAGTGTTAGACCAATTACACACCGTAAGCGGATGGAATGATGCAACATCAAGCGGTATCTATTCTAACGAGGTTAAGTTTATCTCTAAGCAAGTAATGACTGTTAAGCCATTCAAAGGTAACGAGATTGCTAAAGGATTGTATGCTGACATTAAAGAGAAGGTAAAGAATGCTGGAGGACATTATGTTAAGTCTATCTACATTATGTTAGAAGATGGAACGTTAGCTAATATCCAATTAAAAGGGTCTGCTGTTCAGCAGTGGGGAGAATTTACCAATAAAAGTTTATCTAGACTACCTGAGGAATGGGTTGTAGTAGACAAAGCTGTAGATGGTAAAAAAGGTGCTGTTAAATACACAACTCCAGGATTTACGTTTGGAGGTTCTTTAAGCGATAAAGAAGCTGCACAAGCTGACTTAGTATTCGATGAGTTAGAAACGTACTTAAAAGCGTATCTAATTAAAGAAGAAGCGCCAGTTGAAGTAGAAGACTTAGACACAGACGATTTAGACTTTATCTAGACCAACAACAACACAACTTATCAAACCCTCTATAAATAGGGGGTTTTTTAATATACGTGACAATTTATTG